TGATGCGGGCCTGTTCGCCCGGAAAGAGCTGATCCCAAAGCTTGGGAAACTGTTGGAGCGCCTCGATGGCCTCTGCCTCGGGTATATCCTCGCGGTCCAGTGCAGCTATGACCTGTGCCGTGGTTTCAGGGGTGCGCAGAATGCGGCGGATCTCGGTAATGACGGCACCCTCGGCTGTGTCGGCTGGCAGGCGCCGCGGGATGCCGTCGTCGGGCGTCTCACGGTTCTTCAGAAGGTCCATCGACACGTAGTACCTATACCGGCGCGTGCCTTTCTTCGTGCTGGAGGGCGTCATGGCCGCGCCGGTGGCGGTGAACAGCAGTCCCTTCAGCAGCGCCGGCGTCTGCGTGCGGCTGTTATTGGCGCGCTTTCGGGGGCTTTCACCCAGTATGTCGTGGACCTGATCCCAAAGCCGCGCGTCGATGATAGCGTCATGCTCGCCTGGGTATGCGGTGCCTTTGTGCACGGCCTCGCCGCGGTACACGCGGTTGTTGAGTAGGCGGTAGAGGTAACCTTTGTCAATCAAGGTGCCCTTTTTGCTGCGCAACCGTTCGGATCGTAGTTCGCGCGCCAGAACGGTGGCCGAACCGACCTCTACAAAGCGGGTAAAGATGTCCACGACGGTGTCGGCTTCCTCGGCATTCACCACCAGCTTACGGTCGCGCACGTCATATCCGAGGGGTATGTTGCCACCCATCCATATCCCCTTCATGCGCGACGCTTTCACCTTGTCACGGATACGCTCGGCTGTGACCTCACGCTCGAACTGGGCAAAGGAAAGCAGAATGTTAAGCGTTAGCCGTCCCATCGATGTCGTGGTGTTGAAGGACTGGGTGACGGAGACAAAGGTGACGCCGTTGCGATCGAACACCTCGACCAGCTTGGAAAAGTCCATAAGTGAGCGGCTGAGACGGTCGATTTTGTAAACGACAACGACGTCGACCAAGCCGTCCTCGATATCAACAAGCAGTTGCTGAAGGGCAGGGCGCTCCAGTGTTCCGCCGGAGATGCCGCCATCATCATATTGATCGCGCACCAAGACCCAGCCTTCGGAGCGTTGGCTCGCGATATAGGCTTCGCAGGCCTCCCGCTGGGCGTCGAGGGTGTTGAACTCCATGTCGAGCCCTTCTTCGGTCGACTTGCGGGTGTAGATGGCGCAGCGCAGGCGACGGTTGGGGCGGGCGTTGATGTCCATCATGTTTCCTCGCGCTTGCGTTCACGTAGACCGAAGAAGCGGTAGCCATTCCAGCGCGTTCCGGTGATGGCGCGGGCGACGGCCGAGAGCGATTTGTATTTGCGGCCCTGCAAGTCGAAGCCGTCTGACAGCACGGTCACGGTGTGTTCGACGCCGTCCCATTCCCGGATGAGCTTCGTGCCTGTCACTGGATTGCGTGGGTCGGCAATCTGGTTCTTACGGCGGGCGAGACCTTCGACCTCATCAGCCAGCAGATCGAGCATCCGGCGTGTTCGCCGATCGGGGCCGCCGTAGGTCAGTTCCTGGATACGATAGGTAATCCTCAGTTCGAGAAACGCACGGCTGTTGTTTGGCGCTGAGGTGCCGAGGAGCTTTTCCCATTCGGCTTTCAACTCTTTGACGGACATGCCCTTCAAGGCGGCCAGGCGGGCCAGGACGGTTTGATCCAGATTGGGGTCATGCCCGGGCTGCGCTGGCGTTATCTTATTGTGATGCTTCATCAATTCCTCCTACCGGCAAACGTTTTGTACGACGACCACCGCTCTTTCGGGGCGAGAAGTCCACGAAACTGTCTCCGTGTTCAGCAGATAAATCGCTGGACTGGTCGACGTTCAGTCGAACCACAGCTGCGGCCAGGATGCGGCCAATTTCTTCGAGGCGCGCGTCGGATGACATGCGCTCAGGGCATAGGGGATTGGGCCCCGAAACCGGGGTTGCAGTGATGCTGTTCATGGGAGCGTCTTTCTGGTTTGCCACTCAGAATGAAGCGCCTTGAGAGCCAAAATGCAAATAAAAACAATGACCTGTCGTGGTCGCGGGCAGCTCTGCGTATTCAATGGTGTTTAAGTCGGCAAAGGGCTTTTATGAGAGTGCAGTGTCTCATCACCGCTCAGCCACTCATCGAGCTTGGACCAGCGGCGTCGCCCAGAGATATTCTTCACCGCAATTGCCACAGCCTTTTTCTGGCCGACCAAAACCACGAGTTTTTTCCCGCGAGTGACGCCTGTATAGATCAGATTGCGCTGCAACATGGCGTAGTGCTGGGTCATCACGGGTATGACGACAGCGGGGTACTCAGATCCTTGGCTCTTGTGGATCGTGGCGGCGTAGGCCGGCACCAAAGTGTCGAGTTCCCCAAAGACGAATGTGACTGTCCGCTCGTCGAAATTTACTGCGACTTCGCCCTCATCAAGATCGACGTCCTCGATCATACCGATATCGCCGTTGTAGACGTCTTTGTCGTAATCGTTCTCGATTTGCATGACCTTGTCGCCGGGAGCAAAGGTCCAACCGAAACGCTCGACCTTCTTCTCTCCCGCAGGGTTCAGTGCGGCCTGCAGTTCTATGTTGAGGGAACGCGCGCCGACACCACCACGGTTCATAGGGCAGAGAACCTGAACATCCTTGATCGGATCGAACCCAAATTTGCGCGGGATACGCTTTGACACCAGTTCCACAATGCGCGGCACGGCCTGCTCAGGGTCGGTGGCCGGTACGAAATAGAAATCCGTATCGCCCTCAGGTGGGGTCAGATCAGGCAGCCGACCGGCGTTGATTGCGTGCGCGGTGGTGATGATCTTGCTCTGTGCGGCCTGCCGAAACACTTCGGTCAAGCGCACCACGGGAACAGCCCCGGACTCGATAATGTCGGCTAGCACCTGACCGGGACCAACCGACGGCAGCTGATCGATATCTCCGACGATCAGAAGAGCCGCATGGCTCGGCACAGCCTTCATGAGCGATTGCATCAATGACACGTCGACCATCGAGCTTTCATCCACGACGAGCAAGTCGCACTCGAGCGGGTTTTCGTCGTTGCGCTTGAACCCGAAGGACTTGGGATCGAACTCCAGCAGTCGGTGGATCGTCTTGGCCTCCATGCCGGTGGCTTCGGTCATCCGTTTTGCCGCGCGGCCGGTGGGGGCGCAGAGAAGCAAGTTGACTGATTTCGCTGCGAGAATGCGCAGGATTGAGTTCACAATCGTGGTTTTACCGACGCCAGGGCCACCGGTGACCACCATTGTCTTGGAGCGAAGTGTGATCCGTATGGCTTCGGCTTGGCTGGTTGCGAGCGTGAGGCCTGTCTTCTGCTCGATCCAGGGTAGGGCCTTGTCGGCATCGATATCTGGCCATGGTAGGGCGCCCGTGCTGATACGTTTGAGCTGCTCAGCGATGCCGCGCTCTGCGAGGTAGAGGCCGGTCAAGAAAATGCAGTCCGTTTCATCAACACAATCGGCTGTTACGGTTTCCTCAGCAAGTTCCTCGGCGAGGGCGCTTTCGATCAAGGGCGGTGGGACCTCGAGCAGTTTGCCTGCCAGACCGATCAATTCTCTGCGTGGCAGGCCGCAATGCCCATCGCCCATGGCCTCCGTCAACGCGAAGGAAATTCCCGCCCGAACCCGGATCATCGCCGTCTTCTCGATCCCAAGCTTCTCTGCGATCAAATCCGCCGTACGGAACCCGATCCCACGAATGTCTTTGGCGAGGCGGTAGGGGTTCTCGCTCATCACCTGAACGGCATCTGTGCCGTAGGTCTTGAAGATGCGCACTGCGCGTGCGGTTCCCACCCCATGTTCGTGTAGGAACACCATGATTTCGCGGATCACCTTTTGATCTGCCCAGCCGGCGGTGATTTTATCGGCGCGCTTGGGGCCGATGCCCTCCACGTCGCGTAACCGTTCGGGCGATTCTTCGATGATATCGAAGACGTCGTTGCCGAACATCTTGACCAGACGCTTGGCATAAACAGGCCCGATGCCCCGGATCATGCCGGAGCCGAGGTATTTCTCTATGCCGTCCAGAGTGGAAGGCGCATGTGTTTTTAGGAAATGCGCTTTGAACTGAAGGCCGTGGTTTCGGTCATTGATCCAGGTGCCGGAGGCGGTAATCCACTCTCCTGCAGAAATCATGGCCGCATGGCCCACGGTGGTGACCAGGTCACGATGACCGCGCGCCTTGACGCGCAGCACGCAAAACCCGCTTTCTGTGCTGTGGAAAGTCACCCGTTCCACAAGGCCAGCAAGGACCTCGGTTTCAGCCGTCGCCTTGCTCACTCAACGGCCTTGATTACCGAGCTTTGTTTGCGTGCGAGGTCTGCCATGGCTTTGTCAAATTCAGATCGGGGCAGATTGACCAAGGCAAAGCGCCTCTTATGCGAGGGTCGGTCATCATCTACAGCCTCGAGGACCAACTCCACGTTTTGATCGTTGGCAAAGAGTTCAACGGTGAGTTTGGCGTCCTCGAAATCGACTTCATGACGACGGCCGTTGTTGCCGCGAATAATGACATGGCTCATTTTAGATCTCCCTCGCAAACCAGCGGACACGTCCGACAATATGAACCTCATCGACGGTACGTTCATAAGGACTGTAGAGTGGATTGTCGGAAATGACCCGCACGGCTGCGGGATCGCTGCTCGGAATATGCTCAAGCCGTTTGGCGACAAGTCCCATCCCGTCGTCTAGCACGAAGATGCCGGGTGGGTTTGGTGCCTTGCGCGCCATATCGACCAGCACCGCATCGCCGCTCAGTAGGGTCGGCGCCATGCTGTCACCCTCCACATGCATGATGCGCAGCTGCGACGGACTAGCCCTGAGGCTGCCTTTTATCCACGAGCGGCGGAAGTGATAGGCGCGACCGGGAGTGTCGCGGTCCTCGACCACTACCGCGCCGCCGCCCATCGAGGGCCGCGGGCTGGCATGCGCGATTGCAACAAAGGCGTCATCGGGATTGTCGATAAAGGGGGGCTTGCCATCCACGTCCCCAAACCCGTGTATCAGCCAGTCCCGGTCCACCTTCAGGACAGCCGCAACCTCTGCGAGTTTCTCGATCCCCGGTCGTGTCGAGCGTCCGCGTAGGATGTCGTAGACGAAGGAGCGATTGACACCGGCCATCTCTGCGACGTGCGCCGGGCTGAGGCCGAGTTGATCGGCACGGGCGCGCAGGCGGTCGGCGAGGGTATGGTGCTCGGTCATGTTTTCCCCAAGGGGCTGTGGATATAATAGGATAAAATAGGATTGATCCGATCCCGTCAAGAAATTAGAACAAAGTATAAACATTTGGCGGTGGGATTCGAGGGGGTGTGCGTGCGTATCGACAAGGTATATTTCACGCTCCCCGAAGTTCTTGAGCGCTGGTGTGTTTCGGAGGCAGACGTCATCTATCTTGCCGAGAATGACAGGCTACGTCTCTCGGTTCGAGTTTTTGGCTTGCCGATAGAATTCGGCAACTACGAGGAATGCGGGGATGGACAGGCTTGCCGGGTGCCATGGGAGCAAAGCCAGTACAACGGATTGCTCGACCTTCATGCCCGGGACGCGTTCGAACTTTTCCGCTGTGGTGAACTTCATGTGAGCGCCTTCCGAACACCTCGAGCCGACTACGCTGAGATCGTTGGTGACGCCACGCCGGTCTTCGTCATGATCGGTGATCTTCTCATAAGGCGCGAAGAACGGGACCGCATCGAGCTTGCGAATGGGTTCAGTGCGGGGGATTCAACGGTGGAAGAACCCACGTTTATCGCGTCGGCGGATTACCAAGAGGTCCGGTGCAACGGGTGCTGTTTCAAGCTTGGCCCCATTCAGGCGGAAGTGATCCGCGCACTACATGACGCCGCGGTGTCAGGTGAGCCATGGCAGAACGGGAAAGCCGTTTTGTCCGGGGCGGGATCGAAAAGCCTGCGGATGGCTGATGTCTTCAAATCCCAGGCGAAATGGCGGCACCTGATCCGCTCGGATCGCCGGGGTGGATACCGACTCAACCTCGATTGATTCGTACCAAGCGCGTACCGGCCGTCCTCGGGTGAGGGATGGAGAAGGGGATGGGTGGGGGATGGAAGGGGATGCCCCTCCATCCATCTCGCGTAATCCCCTTCGCAATAAGGGATAAGTCATCCCCTTCTGCATCCCCCGCTGCTCCCCACGACATCCCCCACCTGAATTTCGCATGTTCTCCTCAACGACGATGATGAGGAGACACACCGATGATGCAGAAACATTGCCTGAACCAGAAGGAGCTCGCCCGTCGATGGGGCTTGTCGCACCGCACGCTGGAACGCTGGCGCTATACCGGTGAGGGCCCAGCTTTTCTAAAGCTTGGCGGGCGCGTGCTCTACCGCTGCGTTGAGATTGAAGCGTTCGAAGAGAGCCAGTTGCAGCGGGCGAAAGCCGTTAGCGCAGCTGTCACTCGGGCTGGAGTGCGCGAAGCAAACACTTTCGCATCCGCCTCCCGGCTCTCCACCACATACTCGCAACTCACGGCACTGATCCCTGCTGGGACGATGTCGCGGCGACCTGAGTAGAGGGGAAAGGAGCAGATCATGTTCATGCCCACCACACCCTTCATCACGGTTCGCGCCAGCCGGCCGCTGTCCGAGATCGAGTTCTGCGCCTGGGTGGCCCAAGCAGTGCCAGGCGACCGTCTGGAATACCACCGCGGTCATCTCGCGGTGGATGCCGACAAGGTCACGTCGGATTTGGACCCGAATGCCCGCGCTGAACTGGCGTGTCTACGAGACCGTGCCTTCTGGAGCGAAGAGGCAGGTCTCGTGCACCTCGTTCAAGAGCGGTTGGGTCCCGACCTCTTTTCCTATCAGGCCATCGCCCGTCCCAAGACATCCCGCACCGAAAAGGCCGTCGCGCAGCTTGCTGCTGCCGCCTGACCCATCCCCCCGAAAAGGAGACCCCATGAGTTATCCCCAAAACACCCCGAGCGTGGATGACATGCTCGACATGCCGACCGGTGACCTGGCGCAGATGCCCGTAGAAATGCTGGCCGCCCTGCAAGCTGAGCTGGATCACGCGACCAAGACTCTGAAATCGGCCACGGCCCGGCTGAATACGGCTCTCGAGGTCCGCTACGCGACCCGCGCCGCCGAGGCGCGCCGAGCCTGCGGCAAGGACACTGGCACCGTCCGCCTCGTCGATAGCGATTACATCGTCGTTGCCGATCTGCCCAAACGCGTCGACTGGGATCAGGAAAAGCTGGCGCAGATGGCGAAGAACATCGCCGCAGGTGGGCAAGACCCGGCGGAGTTCATCGACACCAAGCTGACCGTCTCGGAACGCAAATACAGCGCGTTGCCTGAAGCATGGCGCAAGGGGTTCGAGCCCGCGCGAACCGTGAAGACCGGCACGCTGAAGGTGTCGCTTGAGCGTGAGGAGGGCGGTCAATGACTGCGCTCGCCCAAATTACAATGGCCGGTGAGAACCTTCCGGGTCTGATTGATCGTGCAGCTTCCATGCTTGCCAGTGCCAAAACCGCCGCCGAGGTCCTTGAGGCGCGGGAGGTTGCCGGTCTTGCCTATGACGTCGCCAAACGCACGGCCCGACTGCAGCGCGCGAAGAGCGCCCATGATGATCTGATCGCCGCCGCGCACCGCGCCCAGGCGGATGCCCTCGAAATCGAAGCCGCTGCCAAGCGGCGTCTAGCAGACGAATATGACGCTGCACAGGCGCGGGGCGAAGTGAAGCGCAACGGTGGTGACCGGGGCAGTGTTGAAGACCGCAACACTGCGTCGACTGCCGATCTTGGCCTGCGCCGCGACCAGATCCACGAAGCCCGTCAAATACGCGATGCTGAGGTCGCCGATCCCGGTATCGTGCGGCGCACGCTGGATGATCGCCTCGACCGTGGTGATGAACCAACACGGACAGCCCTGCGCAAAATGGTCACGGATGCGGCCATGCGCGGACTGCGACCCGAGCGCCGCGCCAACCGCCGCAATCCTCTTTATGTGGCGCCCACGCCCGAACAGGCAGCCTGGCAGCATGTAACCGGCACGTTCCGTGCTTTTGCCGAATGGGCCTCTGACGAGAACCTCGCCCTCGCGGAACAGGGCATGCGCGAGGGCAGGGATGCCCCGTTTCACGACCTCGATGCCAAGGCCATTGCCGAGGGGGCTGCAGCTTTCACAACAATCAAGGAGTGGTTTTATGCTTGATAGCCAATCAGCAGCCTTTGCCGAACGCGTCTGGGATTACGCATCCCGTCTGGGCAACAAAGCCCCCAGGATCGCTGACGAGATGATGGAGGCGGCTTTCCCGCTGACCTGCACGCAGGCACGTCGGGAAGGGGCGCTGCGTATGCTGCGCACGGGTATTATTTCCGAGGTCAAGCGCATCCTGCGCAACCGGGATGACGGGCTGACCCAAGCGGATTTCGCAGAGGTTTGCGCGACCTTCGCGCCACTGGTCAAGGACCTGCGCTCGAAATCTTATTTCGTCGAGAGCGCCGAGGAATATGTTGCTGTCCCGGACCTGATCGTCGAACCGGACCTGCTGGACGATGCGCGGCGGTTCATGCGGCGCAAGGGCACCGAATGCCTCACTGAGGCGGATCGTCTTGATGCGCTCTACGTGGCCGTGACCAGCGATGATCTCGGTGCTGCCGCCACTCAGCGGGAGGTGCTGTGATGACCGGCGTCCTCCCCATCATCACCGCCGATCAACGTATGGCTGAGCCCCGCGGCATTAAAGGCGTCATCTTTGGGCCCTCTGGCATCGGCAAAACCAGCCTGCTTTGGACGTTGCGTAATTCTACCACGCTGTTTTTTGACCTCGAAGCGGGTGATCTGGCCATCGAGGGGCTGGCGATCGACGCCATCCGGCCGCGTACCTGGATGGACTGCCGGGATTTTGCGGTCTTCATCGGTGGCCCAAACCCGGCACTGCGCAACGATCAGGCCTACAGCGCGGCCCACTATGCCGCTGTCTGCCAGCAGTTCGGCGATCCAGCTGCGCTCGACGCATACGACACGGTGTTCATCGACTCAATCACTGTGGCCGGGCGGCTGTGTTTCCAGTGGTGCAAAGGCCAGCCCGAGGCGCATTCGGAAAAGACCGGCAAGCCGGACGTGCGGGGCGCTTATGGGCTGCATGGGCGTGAGATGATCGCCTGGCTCACCCACCTGCAGCACACGCGCGGCAAGAACATCTGGTTCGTGGGTATCCTTGATCAGAAGCTCGACGACTTCAATCGCAAGGTGTTCGTGCCGCAGATCGACGGCTCCAAGACCGGGCTCGAACTGCCCGGGATCGTCGATCAGGTCATCACCATGGCCGAGATCAAGGGCGACGGCGACACCCTCCAGCGTGGCTTCGTTTGTCAAACTCTGAACCCTTGGGGCTACCCCGCTAAGGACCGGTCCGGCCGTCTCGATCTGATCGAGCCGCCGCATCTGGGTCAGCTGATGGACAAGATCCGCGGCCCCCTCGTGCCCGCTGAATGCCGGCTGACTTACCAACCGCCGCAGCTGGCCAAACCGTCCGACGAGGCGAGCAAAACCGTAGTCGATCCCCATGGGGTCGGCCCGGCCTGAGGTTTTTCCACCCGGATGTCCCGATCGGGTCGCCCGGGTGGCTTTTCCTCTTCGACACATCTGAACCCCAACCTGCCAATCGCAAAAAGGACCAATCGCGATGTCACTCTGGAACGATTTCAACGACGCCCAATCAAACAGCAATGTCATCCCCAAGGGCACGCTGGCCAAGGTGCGCCTGACCATCCGCCCGGGCGGGTTTGACGACCCGGCACAGGGTTGGACCGGCGGCTATGCCAAGCGCGGCGCCTCCGGGTCGGTTTATCTCGATGCCGAATACACGGTGCTCGAGGGGACCTACGCCAAGCGTAAAATCTGGTCGATGATCGGGCTCTACAGCCCCAATGGCCCCAACTGGGCCAATATGGGGCGCAGCCTTGTGCGGGGTATTCTCAATTCGTCTCGCGGGATTTCCGACAAGGACAAGTCGCCAGAAGCGCAGGCCCGACGTCGTATCAACGGGTTCGCTGACCTCGACGGTCTGGAATTTGTCGCGCGGATCGACATTGGCCAGGACACCAATGGCGATGACAAGAACGAGATCAAAAGCGCGGTCATGCCGGATCACCGTGACTATGCACAGATCATGGGGACTGTCGCGGCGCCAGGCTTGTCACCGCAGATACAGCCACCCGCATCCGGGGCACAGTATCAAGCACCGGTTGCTCCCTCTGAACCTGCGCCTGCGCAGGGTTACCCCAGCCCGCAGCCACAATCGCAGCAGACGCCTGCGCAGCAAGCGCCCGCCGCTCCAGGCTTCTCGGGTCGCCCCAGCTGGGCTGAGTAAGGGGACAAAGCCATGCGTTTGCGTCCCCGCCAGAAAACCTTTGTCGAGCGCAGCCTTGCTGCGCTTGGCACCCGCACGAACACGCTCGGCATCGCGCCGACCGGGGCGGGCAAGACGATTATGTTGTCGGCGGTCACCGGCGAAAGCATTGGCGACACTGATGCCAAAGCCTGTGTGCTCGCCCACCGTGACGAGTTGACGGAGCAGAACCGGGAAAAGTTCGGGCGGGTCAATCCGGCGATCACCACCTCCGTTATGGATGCCACGACCAAGTCCTGGGGTGGGCAGGTGACCTTCGCGATGGTTCCGACGCTGACACGGGAGCGCAATCTGGCGTCTATGCCGAAGTTGGACCTCTTGGTCATCGACGAGGCGCATCATGCCGTCGCCGACAGCTACCGTCGCATCATCGACCGGGTGCGCGCGACCAATCCTGATGCCCGTATCTTCGGCGTCACGGCAACACCCAATCGCGGAGACAAAAAGGGCCTGCGTGACGTCTTTGACAATGTCGCAGATCAGGTACGACTTGGCGAGTTGATCGCTTCCGGCCACCTCGTGCCGCCGCGCACCTTTGTCATCGACGTCGGCGTGCAGGACAAGCTCAAGAGCGTGCGCAAGACCGTGTCGGATTTCGACATGGCAGAAGTGGCCGAGATCATGGATCGCGCGCCGATCACAGAGGAGGTGATCCGCCACTGGCAGGAAAAGGCCACGGGCCGCCCGACTGTTGTGTTCTGCTCCACCGTGGCCCACGCCGCGCATGTGGCGGAGGCCTTCAATGCCGCCGGCATCCCGGCGGGCCTGATCCATGGCGATCTGCCCGGCGAGGAACGGCGCAATATCCTCTCCGCCTTCGCAGCCGGCGAACTCCGCGTCATCACAAACGTGGCGGTGCTCACGGAAGGATGGGATCACCCGCCCACCTCCTGCGTCGTGCTGCTGCGCCCCAGCTCCCACAAATCGACCATGATCCAGATGGTGGGCCGGGGGCTGCGGACCGTCGATCCCGCGGAGCACCCCGGTGTCGTCAAGACCGACTGCATCGTGCTGGACTTCGGCGCCTCGAGCCTGACCCACGGCACGCTGGAGCAGGACGTCGATCTCGACGGCCACACGGGCACAGGTGAGGCGCCGACCAAAACCTGCCCGGAGTGCCAGGCCGATATCCCGCTCGCTTGCCGCGAATGCCCAATCTGCGGGGAAATGTTGGTCGAGGACGAGGATGATACCAAAAGCCAGGAGGCACCTGACGGTGATTTGTCCGGCTTCCTGATGACGGAAATCGACCTACTGAAGCGCTCCAGCTTCGAATGGGTCGATCTCTTCGGCACCGAGGATGCATTGCTGGCCACGGGCTTCTCCGCTTGGGGCGGCGTCTTCTGGCTGGATGGCCTTTGGTACGGCATCGGTGGCGCAAAAGGCGAGACGACTCAACTTCTGGGAGTTGGTGAGCGTGCCATCTGCCTGGCGCAAGCTGATGACTGGCTAAATGCGCATGAAAGTGACGAGAGCGCTTTCAAGACCCGCGCCTGGCTGACCCAACCCGCCACGGAAAAGCAGCTGCAATATCTCACGCCGGCCGCGCGCAGTGATTACGGGCTCACGCGTTACAAGGCCTCGGCGCTGATGACCTTCGGTTTCAACAAGTGGGTGATCCGACAGCTGATCCTGAGTGCAGCGCCGGCCGCGCGGGAGGCTGCATGAACCATGTCGCGCAAATCGCAACCCCGTCCACATCGCCTGCGGATCGCCCGGGCTTCGATCGCCTCTGGCATCCGCGCGGCACGCTCTGCGCCGTCTGCACATCCCGCACCCGCGGCTTGGGATGGTTCGATCCAAACCGGCCCCGCGGCAAGCGCACGTACCGCTGGTTCTGCTCGCTGCAGTGCCAGTCCGCCTTCACCCGAAAATCCAGAAAAGGACTAAGCATGGTCGATTTTACTGAAGAGGAAACTCAGGCGCTTCCGGCTGTGATGCGCGCGCTTGCGCCCGAGATGGAGCAGATCGGCTGGGATCGGACGCTGGGTCAGCTGAGCCAGAATGACATGCATCGGGTGATCGTCATCACGCTCGAGGCCTTCCGTGCAGAGATGATCAAGATCGCCAGCGAGGCGGAGGTGCCGTTTTGACCCTCGACTTCAATCACAAACCCAGCTTCGCCGACCAGGTCAACGAGACAATCGACGCCGCACTAACAGCCGAGAACGCGATCCGGACACCTCGTGATTACCTTGGCGGATCCCGCCTTGGCCATGCCTGCGAGCGCGCCCTGCAGTTCGAGTACACGGCCACGCCGAAAGATGAGGGCCTGGACTTCTCTGGCCAGGTTCTGCGCATCTTCGCCATCGGGCACGAGCTGGAAGAGCTTGCCATCCGCTGGCTGCGTCAGTCCGGTTTCGATCTGTACACCCAAAAGGGCAACCGCCCCGATGGCGACCAGTTCGGGTTCTCCGTCGCGAGTGGGCGTATCCGTGGTCATGTCGATGGCATCATCGCCGCCGGGCCCGATGGCTTTGGTCTGGCCGTTCCCGCGCTCTGGGAATGCAAGACGATGAACGCGAAGAACTGGCGCGCCTGCGTCAAGGACGGCGTGGCAAAATCAAAGCCGGTCTATGCCGCCCAGATCGCCGTCTATCAGGCCTACATGGAAGCGCAGGTGCCGGGGATTTCTGCGAACCCGGCCATATTCACCGCCATCAACAAGGATACGGCAGAGCTTTACCATGAGCTGGTGCCGTTTGACGCCGAGCTGGCGCAGCGCATGTCCGACCGCGGTGTGCGCATCCTGCGCGCCACGGATGCGGGCGAATTGCTGCCCCGCGTCGCCGCCAATCGCGACTTCTTCGAATGCCGGTTTTGCGCCTGGGCCGAGCGCTGCTGGAGCCTGCCGACATGACCGAAGCCCCAACCGATCCCCCCGAGACCGATGACACAAGGCAGGAGACCGACATGACGTCCGACCAAGATAACCCGACCACACCACCCGAAGAGGCCACGTCCAAGCCTGCGGATGACGCTGCTTCAGACAAACCGAAAGAAAACCTGGTCCACTTCAACCCGTGGCGGGACTTCAACGATGCCGCGCCACAGATCGATGTGTTCGGCGACGAGCCGGACCCCGAGCAGATCGCCCAGTTCATGGAGGTGGTGTTCGGCTATTGCGACGGGCTGATCCCGGTCCGCAGTTTTATCGACAAGGGGCAGGGCTTTGATGGCCGCCCGCATAACATCTGGATCGAGGCGAATGACACCGTCACGGAGAAGATGACCACCTTTTCCAATTGGGCGGCACACGAAGGCGCTGCGGTCTATGTCATCCCCGGTACCGTCGCCGAGCAAGGACAGGCAAAGGCGGCCGACATTCTGCAGATGCAGGCTGTGGTCGTCGATATCGACACTGGCGACATCGCCGCCAAGCGGGCGCATCTCGAGCGCCATCTCGGCCCACCCACGATGGTGGTCGAAAGCGGTGGTGTGACGCCAGAGGGCCAGCGCAAGGCCCATGTCTGGTGGAAACTCACCGAGCCCGCCGAGGGCAGCGATATCGCCCGCGTGACCCGTATCCGCGGTGACATTGCCGCAAAGGTCGGCGGAGACATGCACTTCCGCTCGGCGCATCAGCCGATCCGGGTGGCAGGTTCTGTCTATTACAAGAACAGCCTCAAGACCCAGGTCCAGATCGTGGAACTGAAGGCCAAGCGCGAACGCGATCTCTCGGAGTTCACGGAAGCCGTAACCGATATGCCGCCCGCCCCAGGTGTGTCGTTGCAGCCGGACTTCGCCGCGTCTGACAAGCCTGCTGTCGATGATGTGCTGGTCACCCCGGTGCGCGAGAGCGCGCAGGATGACTGGTCGCGCTTCGAGGGGGCGTCTGCGGCCATCGGATACTTTATCCGCATGGTGCATGAGGGCCGGATGTCGAAGGGCGAGGGTTGGGAGGGCATCTGCGGCTACAACGCCGCCATGCTGCGGCCCCAATGGCCCGTGGAACGGCTCAAGCGTGAATCCGAACGGCTCTGGGCCCGACATGTGGAAAAATACGGACCGCCGCTCATCCGCCTCGACAGTGCCGCGCCAGCACCCGATGACATGCCCGCCTTCACGCTTGGCGCGCTGCTTGACGACGACAGCCCTATGCCTGCGGACATCATCGCACCGCGTGTGCTGACGCCCGGCGGGCTGCTGGTACTGGGCGGTGCGCCCAAGGTCGGCAAGAGCGATCTTCTGATCTCCTGGCTCGTGCACATGGCCGCAGGCGTGCCGTTCCTCGACTTCACACCACCGCGGCCTTTGCGCGTGTTCTATCTGCAGGCGGAAATCCAGTATCACTATCTGCGCGAGCGGATGAAGCAGATCAGCCTGCCGCCAGAGGTCCTGACCGGCGCGCGGGACAACCTCTTGGCCACGCCCAAGCTGAACCTGCTTCTTGATACGGAGGGCAGCGTCCGTGTCGCAGGGTCTATTCGGCGGGCCTTCCCGGCCGAGCCGGTGGACATCATCTGCATCGACCCGATCCGGAACCTCTTCGATGGCGGTCCCGAGGGCGGTGGCGAAAACGACAACACCGCGATGATGTTCTTCTTGAAGGACCGGGTCGAGGTGCTGCGGGATCACATCAATCCCGACTGTGGCGTGATCCTCGCGCACCATACCAAGAAACTCAGCAAGCAGCAGGTGAAGGACGACCCGTTTCTGGCCCTCTCCGGCGCCAGCGCGCTGCGGGGCTTCTATACCTCAGGCCTGATCCTGCACCGCCCGGACGAAGAAAGCCCGCAGCGCAAGCTGGAAATCGAACTGCGCAACGGTCCCGCGTTGGAGCCCAAACTGATCGACAAGGTCAAGGGAGAATGGGTTGAGATCAATCCGATGAATGAGCGGATAATAGGGGGCGAAATGGGTGCCAAACATGACGCCGAGCGGGACCGGAAACGTGACGTGATCCTCCGCCTGCTCTTCGATGAAGCCGCCGAGGGGCGCATCTACACGTCAACGCAGTTCGGCGCGGGCTTCGAAAATCAGCATGGGCTTGGCAGCGAATTCACCATTCGGCAGCGGATCAATGTTCTGGCTACAAAAGGCTTCGTGAAGTTTCGCCGCGATCTTGCCGAACATGGTTTCCCCGCGACCAAGTCGCACTTCGGCTATCTCTGCGTTGAAGGCATGCGGTTCGGACGTGACCCGGTGATCGATCCCGAGACTGGTGAGGTGCTGGCCGTGGGCGAACTGGTCCTGCCGAGCCACTTCAAATGCCCCCATTCCGGACGCGCGAGGGCGGTCGAAAACCCGGCCGTCTGGGTCTTTCCGGAGGGCGGCGATGACTGACTTTGTCATATGACAGAGGCCACTGTCATCCTCATGCCTCTGTCATAAATCCAGTTAAATCAACAGCTTGCCAATGACGATGACAGAGGCCTCTGTCATGCTCCTCTGTCATCAAAAATGGGATAAAACATAATGAAAACAGACGCTTGTAAGGGTTTTATGAGAGAGAGTGTGACCCCCCTATACTACGTATTAGGGGGCAACCCTTGGGGCCTGCCCCCTAAACGATGCGAAGTTCAAAGTTCAGGAGCCTGACAAACAGTCTCGTTCCTATCCGACGACGGCGGCCGGTACCGCCAAGCATCAACCGCCGTCGTCTTCTACCCGAGCAGCCAACCAGAAGAGGAGACCACTCATGGCTGATATGACTCTCGCCGACGCCCATCTCGGCGCAACCCCGAAAACGACACCGCCGCCCATGCCAGCCAGCACCCTGCTGGCCCTCGACCTCGGCACCACCACTGGCTGGGCGCTGCGCGGCCATGACGGGCTCATCACCAGCGGCACCGTCAGCTTCAAACCCGGTCGCTACGACGGCGGTGGCATGCGGTATCTCCGTTTCACGAACTGGTTGTCGGAAATCGACCGGCTGTCTGGGCCTATTGAGGCGATCTACTTCGAGGAAGTCCGCCGGCATGTTGGAACAGATGCAGCCCATGTCTTTGGAGGTCTGTTGGCAGTTCTCACCAGCTGGGCCGAGCTGCGCGGCGTGCCCTACCAGGGCGTGCCTGTGGGCACGATCAAGAAACACGCAACCGGAAAGGGCAATGCGAACAAACAGGCTATGATCGACGCCGCCCGCGAGCGCGGCTTCAGCCCTGCCGATGACAACGAGGCCGACGCCATTGCCATCCTGCTCTGGGCGATCGAAACGCAGGGAGGGCTGGCGTGATGGGCATGCGGTTCACACCCCGCGGCTACGGCGGCCATCGCCGTGACCCTGAACAAGTTAAGCGTGATGGTTGGCGTGAAGAGGGTCTGTTTGCCGTCATGATCGACGATCACCGGCTGACCTGGCCGGAGCGGGAACTCGTCGACCAGCTTGGCTGCAAACTCTATGGCAAACGCCGGCAGGGCAAGGAGGTGCGTCATGGCAGATGACTGGACACGAGCGATGGTCGCAGACCGGCTGGAGTTAGCCGCTGACGTCATGCGTGCCATGCCGCCCGTGCGTCCGCAGGGCTATGTCAGCGCCTGGCCGGAGTATTTCCACACCTTCGCGGACAAGGTCGGCCAGGAGCCCCGAATGAAACGGCCACTGCCTTCGCCACGGATGATCACGGAAGCGGACGAGGCGATGCTCTGGCTGCGGTGGGTGGACAAGGACATCGGCCAGATCCTCTGGGCGCGCGCCAACCGCAAGGCCTGGAAGGGGATCACCTGGCACCACGGCATCAGTCGCGCGACAGCGCATCGGCGGTATGAATACGGGCTGGCTGTGATTGTCTGGAAGCTGGATGGCAGGACGGTGCCGCGTAAGCGGTCAATGACGTATGTGATTGAGCGGACGGCTTGATTGTGTCGGGGGCACGTGAGAGCGTTCCCCTGACCTAACTCTCTGATGCAAGGACAGATTCATGACGCGATCAGAGTTGATCGAAAAACTTGCGGCGGATTACCCAGGCTTGGCGACAAAGGACATCAAGCGTGCCGTGGAGACGATATTTTTTGGAATCGTAGGCGCACTTGAAAACGGTGACCGTGTGGAAATGCGTGGGTTTGGGAACTTTGAAACCAGGCTGCATAAAGCTCATACGGGTCGGAACCCGCGCACGGGTGAAGCTTTCGAGGTAGAGGCCCAAAGCCATGTTCACTTCAAAGCCAGTAAGCTTCTGCTGCGGAAAATGAACGCACCGCGGTCCGAGTGACGCAGCCACCCTGTCAACCCAGTTCGTGCAAGTGAGACACTTTTCGGTGAGACACCGGAAGCTGTGACAGTTGGCGAGCGAGAGGCTATAAAACGGATAAGATGACCGTCGTGTGGCTGAGAGCGCTGGGTCGGTTTGAACGGGTTCGTAGGGGTGTAAATGGTGAGCGGTTTGCAGAAAAAACTGTCTCTGATCGATGTTGTGAAACATGTAAGCCATTGAAAATGAACGGTTCCTTCCTGTTTGTGACCGTATTCGGGGGGGGCGAGGCGCGAGGGTTTCCCAGTGACAGCCCTGAAAATACCCGTTTCGTTTCGCTTTGAGGTGAACCCCAATAAAACAAAGGCCTGACGGCCTGACACAACCCGCCTGAACCGAAACGGGGGTCTGACCCCATTTCGCTTTCGAGCATCTCCAAGGACATTCCCATGGACGTCGTCGACCTGCCGCTCGGGCAGATCATTCCCTATGCCCGCAACCCGCGCCGCAATGCCGAGGCCATCGCCACGGTTGCGGCCTCGATCCAGGAATTTGGCTGGCGCCAGCCTATCGTTGTCGATGAGACGATGGTTGTGCTGGCCGGGCACACGCGGCTGGAAGCGGCACGCAAGCTCGGCTTCAAGACCGCGCCGGTGCATGTCGCCAAGGGGCTGACGGAGGCGCAGGCGCGGGCCTTCCGTATCATGGATAACCGCTCGAGCGAGAATGCCAAATGGGACAAGGATCTCTTGAACCTCGAACTGGCGGACCTGCTGGAGGCGGATTTCGATCTTGGCCTCACGGGCTTCAGCGACGACGAGCTCAACGCGTTGATGTCCAGCCTTGAGGACGGCGCCGGCCCCCAAGAGGGTGAGGACGATGTTCCGGAAATCCCCGAGGATCCGATCAGCCGCACGGGCGACCTCTGGTTACTCGGCAACCACCGGCTGCTCTGCGGCGACAGCACGGTCGTGACCGACTACGAGAAGGTACTTGGGGGCGTGAAGGCAGATCTTTGTTTTTGCGATCCGCCCTATAACGTGGATTATGCCGGGGGTGTTGGGGCCGAAAAAG